CCGCCGTGATCGTTGTCGCACCAGCACCCTGCTGGATGACAATGATTTGTGTGCCTGTAGGAAACGCCACACTGGAGTTTGGTGGAACCGTCAACGTGTTCGCAGACGCATTATCGGCCTCCACGGCCTTCCCAGCATCCGCTAGTACCAGTGTGTAAGCCGTTGTTGTCTGGTTGTTGAACGCCAAATATGTTGTCGTTGTCCCCGTAAATGTTGCATCGGTGCCAGTCAAAGCACCAGTGAACGTGCCGCCCGTGGCCGGCACCCCGCCCGCAGCCCACTTCAGACCCGTCGCTTCACCCGAATCGGCAGTCAACACATGGGTGTCGGTGCCCACAGCCAAACGCGTCACCGTGTCAGCCGCAGTAGCAGCAAACAAATCGCCCTGAGCATCAACCAAATCGTTTTGAACCACGCCCGGCGATGAGTTCACAAACGTCTCAACATCAGTGAAGTTCTGGTTCATGTCGGCCGCGACAATGCTTGTCCCAGCCGAAAAATCGTTAGTAACCGCCAAAGTACCCATCTAGCGGAGCCTCCTAGGGACATATGTGAACGCCAATGCGTTCACCTCCCATGTGTTATTCGTGCCCGTCGGCCCGTTCACCTTCATACTTATTGCTTTTGCTGTCCCAAGAGTCGGCAAAGCCTTTACATCCGTGACCAAATCCTTGGCAATCGCATCCCATACAGCGACATACGCTGAAGCAGGATCCGATTCATCCCACTTGGCGGTATCCCACAGCGACGTAGATGTACGGCCAACAATGTTCACATCAAACGATGAAGCCTGCTCAGCCTTGTCGTAATCTTTATACGTTGTTATCGGCAAAGTGATTGACGACTCAGCCAATGTGATCATCCGAGGCTTACCCCACCGTTTCTTCACCACAGGATTCTTCCCAGTGACCCACCTAGTCACAAAATAGGAAGCAATATGGGCCTCAGTGGACCCCACGTAACGGTCGCTGGTGCGATTCTGGTCATCCTCGACATCGACCACGATGCCCGTGTTAGCGACACAACCTGCATACACCGTGCCCGCCCCATTAGGTGGGCGGTAGGCAAACATGGGGCCAGCATCAATGTCGCTTAGAACCCATGCACCCAACTCGCTGAGTGTCGGGTCATACATCAAAGTGCGGCGAGCCGTAGACCCATCCTCAGTCCAATCAATCGACACATACAGTTTGTTGTTGCCCCAAGCCAACTGCGGATTCTGAGCGAATGTGATTCGTNGNTCATCAATCGCTGGTTGCAAGTTGTTGAACAACCACACGAATTGTTCACCGTTGAACACGTACACGCCTGCCTGCCCATACCAGAAGAACACCCCATAAGGGGTAGACACAGGGCTAGATAGCGGTACAGAACCAACATCGTTGGTTAGTGTCACAACCTGAAATGAATCAGAGTCCCAGCCGAATATGGCGTGGACACTGTTCGTTTTGAATACCAGCAGGCGATCACCCATCGGAACAATCGCAGTGATGTAATCGCCGTGTTCGCCCTTGTCGATGTCTACGTAGTCGTCGGCAGCCCACTTCTCAGGGTCATTAGCGTTCGACCAGCGGACCCGTGTCTTATGCGCCGTGGATCCCTCGTAGGTGTTTGCCGTCCACGCAAAGTTGTTCCAAAAGGTCACGTATTGGGCTTGCGGCATGTTGCCCGCCGTGCCATCCAGTGTCGTACCCAAATCGGAGGCTGTTGCGCCATCCCATTTGAATGACACCTGATCGTAAGACACCCCGTAGGCGACGTTGTTCATTGTCATGCCGTATACGCGGGTGCCATCGGTGCGTGCTGTTATCCCCGTCAGGTCTGTGAAGTTTGCGGTAGTTGAATATGCGACCTTGGTGCCGTAGTTGACCATGACATGGTTGGTGCCCGAATCAGTGTGCAACCCCCACATGCCTTCAACATCAGCCGACAACGCTGTCGTGTTGCGACGGTCAACACCGTCGCGCATTCGTACACCGCCACGGGGGTCCACAACCACGTTCAACAAATCAGGTGATTCATTTTTCTTCAGGTTGAACTGATCGGACCTCAGGTTTAGGCCACCGCTGAATGATTCCAGCGACTCCATGTAGAACTGGCGTTTAGCCATGTCCTACTCCCACGAATAAGCGAGCCGAGACGGCATCGCTGCCCCAGACCGCCACCGACCAGAGTGGCGGCTGTTCAACAACACAGGCTGAGGTGCAGGCATGTCGTCGTAACGGCCCTTGAGGTTGTCTAACTCTTGGTTGAACAGGCTCAAGTATTGGACCGCCATGTCGGGATCTTCTTGCTGTTCATAGGCCCGAGCAACCCCGTAGGTTGCGATCACGATGTGGAACGGTTCAGGAAGATCGGAAGGTTCAGTTGCATCAGATGAACCCGCACCGAAAGCAGTCGGATTCTTGTAACCGCGTACATTCACTGTGTACACGGCATCAGGGGTCGGGTACATGCGTACCGTGTCGGCCCAAAAAGACCAATGGGATGGTTCCCCAGTCGATGTCACATCCAACGGGTATGCGACATCGCCAGCGTCGCGGCCCACAAAGTCAACAACGTGGTCGTTGGTTCGCAGCGCCGCTATTTCCCGCAAACCAGTCGTAACCGATGCGCCCACTGTTGCCAGCGTGTAATCCTTCGTGTCAGCAACCGTAGAAAACGATGTTTCGGCCTCGTAGAACGGCCAACGCTTCTCCGAATAAACGATTACGTCGTAGCCCTCACCAAGAAACCTGTTCAACGTGTCGTCGCCAATGTCAGACGAATCAATGTCAACAACGGAGCGCACATAAGTGCGCATCTCAGAAATCTGCACTAGGTGGGCCGTTCAGTGTGGAAAATGCAGGCACCCGTTCCCTCAACAGGGCGGGCCTTGCAAGTAGTTCCAGCCTTCGTCGTGACGGTACAAACCGAAACGTCAGGCTTGGTTTCAAGAGTTGGAGTCGGGTTGACCCGCTCAATGTTGCGGTCCCGCGAAACTGCGTGCTTCTCAGGCCGTGTTTCACGGAAGCCGCTGGCAGGCTGTGCCGCTGGACGAATCTTGGATCCGTAACTAATAGCGAAATCGCGTGCCATGCGGCCTCCGTGTGAACATAGGGGCGGGAAGCGGCAATAGCCGATGGGGAGGGGATGATTACCGCCCCCCGCCTAGTAGTGGGATCAGGTGGCCCCGTATAGGTATCCCTGACGCGCCCTGTTGGAGCAGGTCAAGTTGCCGTATGACAGGATCTGAGAGTAAACCGCGTCCTGATTGGTTGGACGCACGAACGGTGTCGGCTTGAACCAGACATCGCTGTGACCAACTAGTTGCAGGTACTTGGTGTTCAGGAACATCATCTCGCCACTGGTGCAACCCCCGTCAAATGTGACGGGAGCGCCCTTGAACAAGAGGTTCTGGAAACCAGCATCGGCCACATCGGTATCGGTATACCGAATCTGGTCAGTTAGCAGATTCTCATAAGCCTCGTACAAAGCCTGTGTAGTGATGATGATTGTTGGCTGGTCATTGCCGACCGAAACGTCGTTGTACAGGGTCGCCATGCCAGCGGTGGTAAGAGCGCCACCTTGGTTTGTCTCAGTAGATGCCCAGAAGGAGTTGCCCGNACCAGTCGGGTCAATCCCACCAAGGGAAGTGTTGGGCTTTGTAACAATCAGGTCCAGACCAATCCAGTCCTTGTTGCTGTTACCAGTGCCATCACCCCAGAACATGGTGTTCATGTTCTCAATGATTGTTTCCTGCGCCTGAAAGATTTTGCCTTCCAGCAGGTCAATGATCTGGGCTTCGCCGTTGTTCTTGGCTTCCTCAAGACCATTGATGGTCACCGTCGCGGCGTACTGTTTCCAGTCGTACTCAGCGGCTGTAATGCCTGTTTGAGCCGTCGTGGAAATAGTATCCGTGGTCGCATACGAACCAGCAGTGCTGTTCGTACCATAGATGATTGGAACGACGATTTTTGCTCCACCAGAGATACGCCGAATCGTTTGCCCGTTTGTCAGGGCGTAGAACAGCGGTCGTGCACTGAAAATGTTGTCCACCAACTTGGGGACATAGTTGTTCAGCGTGGTGGAGAGAATCTCGTCAAAGTTGCTGTTACCAGCCATTTGATGTCTCTCTTCGTACTAGGGGTTAGTTGCCGTGTGTGGCCTTAGCCAAAGAGAACGCTTCCCGAATCGTTGACGGCGCTTTACCCGAGGACTTGGAAGAAACAGCACCCGACTGAGTGGACTTGCCACCAGCGACCACCGCTGCTTCACGTTTAGCCTCAGTCACATCCTTATCGGCTTGCAGTTTCTCTGCGACAGCAGAAACCTCGCCAAACTTCATGTGAGC